AATATAAATTGTGGAAGAATTGTTAATAACAGCCCTGGTAGTAATGCTGTTCCTCAATATGAATGTGTAAATTTGTCCGGTACTGAAATATCAAATGATACATCAGTGCATACTTATACATTAAGAATTGCAACAAACAATACAAATACAACGACAACATTTGATGGCTCGACAGTTCCAGCTTTTATTATGGTTCTTGAATTAGTTTAGGGGAATTTATGAAAATTATTGAAATACTTGGTTTTATGGGAATTGGCGCAACTTTATCATGGTCAAAAGAAAGCGATTATTCGACTGAATATAGCGATGATATTGATTTATCAAAATTGCCAATTAATTACCAAGATGGGCATGAAGTTCCATCAAATGAAGATTTTCACGACAGCGCAAAAAGATATTTTGAATATTGCGAAATCGAGAATATAAAATATCAAAAGAGAATAGAATATCCATCGGATGATATTAGAATATCAGCCATAGAAAAACAACTTAGAGAAGTATGTCAAAAACTTCTATTTCCATTCTGCCCAGAATTTATGAAAGTTTTATCAGACATTGAAAAAGTCGATACAAAATATATCAAATAGATGAGAACAGTCTCGTTTGTTCAAATGAATTTATAGCATCTCTGTGTTATAAATTCATCAATTATGAACGATTTTTTTTGTGATGCACAGTTATCAGATAACATTTCTAAAACGCCAGAAGGCTTTTTAGTATGCTCTGACGTACCCATTACAAGGGCCGGTGATATGTACTATGGTCGGGAAGAAATTCCTTCCATGGGGCAAGGTTCAAAGCCTTATATTACTTTAACTCGTTCACTGGCGGATATTCATTCCGATGAAACCGCAGCATCCTTTGAGGGTAAGCCTGTCACTATAGGGCATCCAATTGATGCAATGGGCAATGATGTTTTTGTCGGCCCAGATAATTGGAAAAATTATTCGGTTGGTGTAATGCAGAATGTTCGACCTGGTACGGGCGACAATTACGACAAGCTATTAGCGGATTTGTTAATAACTGATTCAGAGGCAATTAGTCTTATTACAGATAAGACTCTTCGACAAGTTAGCTGTGGTTATTCTTACGATTTGGTAAGAACTGATGATGATACCGGTATGCAAACAAATATTATCGGTAACCACTTGGCCCTAGTTGAAGAAGGTCGCGCAGGCCCTTCATGTGCAATTTTTGATAGTAAAAAAACGGGAGTATTTATGTCTTTCAAAGAAAAAATCTTAGGCGTTTTCTCTAAAGCGCTTGATGAAGTAAATCTAGATGAATCTAAGGAAGAAAAATCTTCTGAGGATGCAAAAGATTCTAAATCCATTGATATTTCGCCTTTAAATGAAAAAATTATCGCCCTTGAAAAAACAGTTAGTGAATTAGTTAAATCTTTAAAATCTAAAGATGAAAATAATGAACAAGCTGAAGATGATAAAAAAGATGAAGAAGCTTCGGAAGATGGTGAAAAATCTGAAGACGCAAAAGCCGATGAAGTTGACCAAGAAACAGTTTCTAAGGCTGAAGTTTTGGCGCCAGGAATTGAACCCAGCGAAAACATCAAAACCGAATCTTTAGATAGATGTTATAAAAGCGCCTTCGGTAAAAAGATTATAGATTCCATTCTCGGCGGACAGTCTTACGATAAAGCCGATAAGAATATTCTTTTCCATGCTGCCGCAGCTTTGATTTCTGCTGAGCGTAAAAATGGATTAATTACTAGCGCTGATTCTGTTAAACAAAATCGAAATGTAAAAGTTACGCCAGAAGTTTTAAACAGAATGAATCAAGAATTCTGGGCAAACAAGAAAAATTAAGGGGTGCTTAAATGACAAGTTTTTTATTTAGAGCCGGGGCTGGTGTTCCAGGCGATATTAATGATATGCAAAATACCGTGGTGGAGTCTGCAATTTATGACCCAGATAATCTTCCAACCGCATTCGGCGTTCCTGTAAAGATGGTTGCTGGCAGAATTGGCGCAATCGAATCTGGTGATGCGGCGGCTGACTTTTACGGTATCTTAACTCGATCCGCTCCGACTATTGGCGGCGATTTAAGCGCTGAATTCTTAACTGGAACTCCAAATGCTGACACTGTAGCCGGTGTTGCAGTTGGTGGTCCAGCTTATGTTTTGGTTCGCTGTACTGTAGGAACCCCAGTTCGCGGGGGTGCTGTATATATGCGAGTTACCGCGGATGCTCCTAAAGCTGTTGGCGATTTAGAAGCTGATGCGGATGGAATGGAAAGTGTTTTATTGCCTACCGTCACTTGGGCGTTAGATGGCAAAGATGGTGACAATGTCACTGCTGTAAGAATTAAATAAGGGGTTAAAAAATGTCTTTAATGGCTTTCTTCCTAAATCAATTAGAAAACTTCGACCCCACATTCCACCAACCGCTTTATAGCGTAACGTGGTCTCGTGACGTTGATTTAAGACCTGGTGTTTCTATTAGTGACGAATTAACTTCTTATATTCGCAATAATTACGGCGCAACAGGTTCTCAACAAGCAACCGGGCTGCCTTACATGGCTAGCAACGGTAATAATCTGCCAGGGATTAGCGTTGATAATGAAAAGATTGCAACGCCTGTTCGTTTGCTCGGCCAACAAATTGCCTACTCGCGCTGGGAGCTTGAAAAATCCCAACGAACTGGGCAAAGTGTTGATATGGCAAAGATGCAAGCGTTCAATGCTATGTATCAGATGTCTACTGACCAGGTTATTTATGTCGGTGATACTGCAACTTATGCAGACTTCGAGGGCTTGACGAATAACAGCGCGGTAACTAACGTTCAAGATGTTGCAGACGGCGCATCTACAGACCCAGAATGGACCACTAAGACACCAGACGAAATCTTAGCTGACGTAAACGAGATTCTTGAATCCGCTTATGAGGCCACCGGTTTCGCAGTATGTCCTAACAAGCTATTGTTACCTTTCGCACAATACTCTTATATTTGCTCTCAAAAAGTTAGCGGCAATGCTGATAAAAGCATTATCACTTATTTGCAAGATAATTGTATCTCCACGAAAGTTAATGGCTCATTAGACATTCGTCCAGTAAAATGGTTAAAAGGTCGTGGTGTTAATGACACAGATAGAATGATTGCTTACACGAAAGATATTCAGTTCTTACGTTTCCCAATGGCTCCCGTTACTGCTGGCGCTGCTTGGACTCAAGGATTTGACTTTTTCCGTCCATATGCTTGGGCATACGGTCAGCTTGAATTAATCTATCCTGAAACTATCGCTTATCGTGATGCTATCTAATTAGATGAGCCCCGAGAAATCGGGGCTTTTTGCGGGGAATTATGGATATAACACAATTTAGACTAGATTTCCCCGAGTTTTCAGACGATACGGTTTATACTGACTCAATGATAACCTATTGGTCTACGCTTGCCGAAAAGCTTCATAAGGAGCCAAGATTCGGTGATGTGTATACTAATATTATTGAGCTTTACACAGCCCACTGCATTGCACTTCAGGCGCAAGATATTCTCGCATCTAATACAGGCGGAATTCCCCTCGGCGATGGCGGTACGATATCAGAGAAAACCGTCGGAACTGTCACAATCCAGTATGATACAACATGGTCTTTTGAAAATAATGGCGGATGGTTTAACCAAACCATTTACGGACGTCAATACTTACAATTGGCTAAAATGTTTGGAAAAGGCGGTTTCATGGCATGAGCGTCAAGGTTGTTAATAATAAATTCGATGGATTATTGAAAAAGATGCAGGAAATGGCAACTAAATCCGTATTAGTCGGAATACCATCTGATGCAAAAGCAAGAAAAAAACAAAATTCGAAAAAATATGCCAGAAAAAAAGATATAAAAATAACAAACGCCGAAATAGGTTATATGAACGAATATGGTAGTGAGCCCAATAATATACCGCCAAGGCCATTTTTAATTCCTGGCATTAAAGATGCTAAAGACAGAACAGCGGACATATTAGCAAAAGGCGCTTTAAACATTAATGAAAGCATTAATGATACCTTAGAAAAGGTCGGTCAGATTAATAGAGATTCTGTAAAAAATAGAATCCGAAAAAGTATTGATATGAGTCCCATAGCCCAATCGACCAAGAAATCACGAGAAAGACGTGGATTTAAAGGCGAAAAGCCCCTTATTGTTACAGGCCAATTAATTGGAAGCATCAATTATGTTATAGGGGGCAAAAATGGCCCTGGTTGATGTTTCATCTTTGATGGTCGATCCAATGTTTACGGATTCATTTATGATTACGTCACAGACTGTGGTAATAAACCAATATGGAGA